CTTGGAACACTGGCTAGTGCTGGTATGCCTATTAAAAAGACTGTTAGAGAATTGTTTGATGTATTGGGGCTTCCAGCTGACCTTATGACAGAAGATATGCCACAAGTATCACCAGTTGCTCAACAACAGCAAATAACACAAGGTCAAGGCATTAGCCCAGTTGGACAAACAATGCCTCAACCAAGTGAAACAGTATGAAAGAAGAAGAAATCAAAAATTTCCTAGATTTGAATAAAGAGTCTTTTAAGATTCTTAATAGACACATAAAGAATATTGATACTGTTATTGGTGTTAATAGAGTAATTGATTTTAAAGCTAGACAAGAGGCTATAAAAATAGTAAACGGATGGCTTTCCGAATTATGGGATGTTGCTTATCCAGAACTACCAGAAGAAGAAGAGGACGATAATATTTTTAGAACTATAACAAAAAGTTAACTAATTTTTAATTTTAAATAGAATGACGGAACAAACCCAACAGACCGACGCTGTTGATGAATTCTTCTCTGAAGAAGGTGCAGAAGAGAAGGTCATCGACAATCAAGCAGGTCAAAAGGATGTTCAAGACAAAGGCGATTCACTTTCGCTAGAGGACTTGAACAAGACCTTTGGCAGAGAGTTTAAAACGAAAGAAGAAGCCTTAAAGCACGCCGAAAACCTTAAAAGTTTTGCAGGCGACCAAGAGGCTATCAAAGAGCGTAAAGCTCAAAAAGAGTTAGAAGAACAGAAAAAGAAAGGACAAGATGCCCTTACTAGAGTGGAAACACTTGAAAAGGAAATCGCTAAAAAGGACTTTCTAATCGAAATGCCAACCGCTAAACCAGTTCTTGAAGCCCTAGAGGCTTATGCTGAAAAGCATAACATAAGTTTAAGCGAGGCGTGGAGTTCTGAAGCCTTCAAACCAATCGCTGAAGCAAGCCAAAGAATAAGTAAAGCACCAGTAACTAATAACCGAATATCACCGATGCAATCACAGACTATTGATAAGCTGAAAGAAGAAGTTAAAACAACTGGTTCTGATACAGCTAAAATAAAACTGGTAACAGAGTATTTTAAAAAGTAGATTGAGATTGTCATCGGGAAAAAAAGATGGCAACAGATGAAATATTAAGAAGTTATGGTGATAAATCAGCCAAAGAGGATGTCCTCGGGCTGATTGAATACCTAACCGCAAAAGAAACTTCCATCCATAATTCATTGGAAAAAGTGAAGGCTAATGGTATTTAT